TGCCGCCACCTTTGCGCCATGCTCAATGGCCTCCTGATCATATTCGTAATCTGGATTGTTGGTGACATTTAGAAACGCAGCGGCGTCTTTGACCGCCTTGGTGACGTTTCCCGTGTGTTCGTACTGCGTCCATAGCTCAAAGCAATCGAAGCTGTGGGCCGAATCAAACGGGTCACTGGCATGGTGGCTGAAGGCTCGACCATCATCAAATACTTTGACCCCTGCCAGTTTGGACGTGCTGTTTGGCGACAGGTATCGATCCTTTGCGGTCTGCTTGTAGCCGTACTGTTTTAGCAGACTGTGCATATCGTGGGCCTCATTAAAGGCGTCGATGACAGACGTGCCGTCACCCTTTGGCCTTGGCCTGCGCGGTGGCTGAAATTCTGGCTCACGCCGCCAAGGGCAGATGGCTTGCATCTGTGGCCGAAATTTATCCCACTCTCTCCAAATTGTCAGAAGCTGCGGCGGTAGGTCTGGCAGGCCATCAAAGATTGAACGACCAGACCACTCGTAGGGACGCCCAGTATCTGGGTGAATTGAGGGCGGCAATACGTCCTGCACGGCCCCAGCGCGAAGCTCAAAGACCACCTCTGTCTTGCGGGGATCGCCCTCGACAGGCCACGATATTTTGTGGGTGATTAAATCGGGCGGTGCCTTGAAGATCAGCTTGCCACGATTTTCGCGCCCAATGATTTGTGGTGCCGACTGCATTAGCTCTGAGAAATCGATGCCCAGTTCTTCAAAAATCATCTTGGTATGCTCGACATGATCGATGTCTACTGCACAGGTTCCGCTGGCCCCATGCAGCAACCCCACATTATGGGTGGGGTTTTGCTCGTAATATTTTCTGGCGGCTTCTGGATCAGACAGTGCCTGCTCTGGCTTTTGCCAGCCAAAGCGGGTTGGGCCTTTTGTGCCAGCGGGTATCGTAACCAAATACCAGCCCAGCTTATCGCAATACTCTTCCACGTTAGTCATTTTTTTTGACCCTCTATTTATATACGGTGAGATATTCTGACAATTTCCTCCAAGTGTTCAAACTGATTCGTTCGTTGCCTGTCGCCACGGCCTTCACCGTGGGGTGCGACAGCCCAGATTTTTCTGCCACAACCGTCAAACGTCGATCTTGCAGGGCGTCTCTTATTGTCTCCAGAGGTATCATATTTTCCATTGTGGTCTCCAATTTTGCATTATTTCAAAAAAGAGCTTTACATGCTCAAAACCATTTAGTAAAGATCGGCGTGTAGAAAAAGTGAATGTGAAAAAATGGAGAAAGAAATGGACAATATCAATGTCGATATTCTTGCCGCAGATTGGCTGGATATCAAAGCTCAAGAGAAGGCGCTGACCGCAAAGCGCCACGCGATTGAAGAGCAGATCGCAGCGGCCCTTGAAGTCAAAGACGAGGGGTCAATTTCCCATAAATTGGACGGCCATAAGATTACGCTGACACAGCCCGTGTCTCGTAAAGTTGATGCCATTGTGTGGGACAAACTCAGCCGTAAAATTCCAACTAACCTACACCCAGTCAAACACACAATCAGCGCGGATGCCGCTGGGTGCCGTTACCTTCTGGCTAATGAGCCAAAGTTGTGGGCCAAGATTGCGCCTGCCTTTGAAACCAAAGCTGGAAAAATCGGCGTCAAGGTTGAGGCTCTTTGATGCGCCTGACTGATGTCGAGCTTGAGGTGCTGATCGCTGCTTTGGCCTCTGTCACTGTGATGGACGGCCAAAGTAAAAGCCCAGACCAGATCAGGTTAGAGCGTAAATTAAATTGGTGGCGCGACCACCCAGACTTGGAGTTTGCAGAATGAGAAGCATGGATGAAATTTTGGACGAGGTATTTGCCCTCGTATTTAAGGGAGATTGGTGATGGGTTTTAAGATCGAAAAGGGGGTGCCAATGACGGCACCCTCGCGGGACAGATCGGGCAAATGGAAAGATTTGCTGGGTAAAATGGACGTTGGAGACAGCGTTGTGGTTGATGAGCAGTCGCAGGCCACATCCATCCGCAATACAGCCAAGCGCATGGGTCTGCTGGTGCGTTGTCAACAGCAGGACGATGGCAGCTTCAGAGCATGGAGGATTGAGTAATGGCGATTGATCTAAAAACACTATCGAAGCCAAGCGGCCAGCGGCCTATCATCTGCACCCTCTTTGGCGAAGGTGGAATGGGTAAAACTACGCTGGCGGCTATGTTTCCTAAACCTGTGTTTATTCGCACAGAGGACGGCACAGCCAGTCTGGCAGGCAATGACAACGTCAGCCTGTTTCCACTGGCAACGTCCACGCAGGACGTGCTGGACGCTATTGAGGCGCTTGCCACACAGAAGCACGACCACAAGACGCTGGTGATTGATTCGATCACCCAGCTTGCGACTATGGTCGAGGCTGAAATTGTGGCTGCTGATCCAAAGGCAAAAAGCATCAATCAAGCTGGCGGCGGTTACGGCGCTGGCTACAGCACAGCGGCTGAAAGGCACAGGCAGATCAGGGAATGGGCGGGATCACTCGCGTACGATCAGGGACTTAACATAGTCTTCATCGGTCACGCAGATACTGAGATGCTCGACCTACCAGATCAAGAAAGCTACGCACGATACACCGTGCGGATGCATAAAAAGTCGATCCCTCACTACACTGACAATGTCGATATGGTGGGCATGATCAGGCTGAAGACATTTGTTCGTGGCGGTGATGGCGACAAGAAACGTGCGATCTCGACGGGTGAGCGAGAAATCATCTGTCACCCACAGGCGTCGAGCGTAACAAAAAATCGGTTTAACGTGTCTGAGCCTCTGGCCTTCACGTTTGACCGCAACCCATTTGCAGATTTTGTAGCAGAGTAGAGAAGGAAAACTCACATGGAACTGAACGGATTTAACGCAGCGGCTATTGAACCAGCCGCAACATACGAGCCGCTACCATCGGGAAACTATTCGGCAGTAATTGTCGAAAGCGAGGAGAAGCCGACTAAGGCGATGACTGGCAGTTATTTGCAGCTTGGGCTGGAAATTGTTGAGGGCCAGTATGCTGGACGCAAATTGATAGATCGTTTGAATTTAAATAATCCGAACCAAATTGCAGTCGACATAGCACAGCGCACTCTGTCGGCCATCTGCCACGCAACGGGCGTTATGACGCCACAAGATAGCAGCGAGTTGCACGACAAGCCTCTGGTGGTGAAGGTGGCGGTCAAGGCCGCAGACGGCCAGTACAGCGCCAGCAATGAGATCAAGGGCTATTCAAGTGCCAAAACAAACGGCGCTGCCACAGCGGCCCCTGCGGCTGCACCACAGGCGGCGGCAGCGCCACCTTGGAAAAGATAATCTATTTTGCAATGGGGCGGCTTTTGCTGCCCCATTTTACAAATAGAGAGGAGCCAAGATGAACCTTCAAAAATACAACCCATCGCCCACGGTCAAGGCCATTTACGAACACTACGAGGCCAGCCGCGAGAACGGCCACAGGGCGCATCTGGGCGGCTCACAGATAGGCAACCCGTGTTCTAGGGCATTGTGGTATCAGTTTCGACACGCAAGCTCACAGAGCTTTGAGGGGCGTATGCTGCGCCTGTTTGAAACGGGTGACCGCGAGGAGGAGCGGATCGTGGCAAACCTTCGGGCGATTGGCGTTGAGGTGTGGGAGGTCGATCCAGAAACGGGCCGACAGATTAATTATACAGAATGTGGGGGTCACTTTGGATTAAGCCTAGACGGCATTGGAATTGGGTTTCCAGAAAGCAAAGAGCCGCACACTTTGGAATTTAAAACGATGAACGACAAGTCGTTTGCCCAAACAAAGATGAAAGGCGTCAGGATCAGCAAGCCGATATACTGGGCGCAGTGCCAAGTCGGTATGCACTTGGCTGACATTGATCGCTGCTATTTCTTTGCCGTGAATAAAAATAACGATGAGATTTATTCTGAGCGGATCAAGCGAGATCGGGCAGAGGGTGAGATGCTAATCAGCAAAGCCAGCAATATCATCTTTGACGAAAAGCCACCGTCTAAAATCAGCCACGACCCGTCCAAGTTTGCCTGTAGATTTTGCAATTATATTCCGATTTGCCACGGTGGTGAACTGCCAGAAGTTAATGATCGGACAGACGCGCACAGCACCCCAGAGCAAGACGGCACTTGGAGCCGCAAAGAAGGCGCGGGGGGCCACCTGTTTAATCCTTTCATGGTTCCTGACGATTGGGAGATCATAGACGCTGGCGATGATTTCGTGGAGTATCAGACCCCACAGGGCGTGATCCGCAATCAAGACAACAGCGAAGAATTGAGAAAAAGAGTTCTGTCCCACGGTGAAGGAGTTCTGTCCCATGACGTTTGAATTACGCGATTATCAGAAAGAAGCTGTCGATGGCTTGTACAATTATTGGGCGAGTAAGTCAGGACACAATCCACTCATAGTCGCACCCACTGGGTCGGGCAAGACGGCCATTATAGCGCAGATCGTAAAGGACGCTATGGCATTTGCTGGCACCCGTGTGATGATTGTCACCCACGTCAAAGAGCTTTTGGAGCAGGGGGCCAATGGCCTGTTGAAAATGTATCCAGAAGCTGATTACGGGGTCTACAGTGCGGGTCTAAAGCAGAAGGTCTTAGACCGCCCCATTACCTTTGCTGGCATTCAGAGCATCTGGGAGAGGGCGTATGACATCGTTCCTGCACCAGACCTGATCTTAATTGATGAGGCGCATATGTTGCCCAAGAACACTGAGACGCGATACAACAGGTTTATTGCCGATCTGAAAGTGTGCAACCCCGCGATCAAAGTGGTGGGTCTGACAGCCACGCCGTATCGGCTCGACACAGGATATTTGCACAAAGGCGAGGGCGCTATCTTTGACGGCATCGCCCATGACATTCCAATCGACATGCTAATGGAGCAGGGCTACCTGTCGCCTGTCATTAGCAAAGGCGGTCTGAACCAGATTGATCTGACCAACGTAAAAAAGCGGGGCGGTGAGTTTATTGAGAGCGACCTCGCAACGGCTGCGTCCGATCCCGAATTGGTGAGAAAAACTGTCGAAGAAATCGTGGAACTGAGCGAGGATCGAAAAAGTTGGTTGGTGTTTAGCAGCGGCGTCGATCACGCGCATATGTTGGCAAATGAGTTTGAGTACCACGACATTGAGGTTGCTGTGATCACTGGCGGCAACAGCAACAAAGTACGACAGAAAACCATTGCCGATTTTAAGAGCGGCAAAATCCGCTGCCTAATTAATGTAAACGTGCTAACCACTGGATTTGATCACCCTGCCGTGGACGTTGTTGCGCTGGTCCGGGCCACAGCATCTGCTGGGTTGTATGTCCAAATGGTTGGGAGGGGTACGAGAGTAGCCGAAGGCAAGACTGATGCCCTCATTCTGGACTTCGGCTCGAATGTACAGCGTTTGGGCTTCATAGATAGGGTAAAACCCAAAGATAAATCCGCAGGGGTGACTGAAGGTAAAGCACCTGTGAAACAATGCAAGTCTTGCCAGACGATGTGTTTTGCGGCGGCACTCCAATGCCACGTCTGCGGCCATGAGTTTCCACCACCCACTTTGAACCACGGCTCCAGCAGTTATGATGGTGCCATGCTGTCGGGCCAAGCAAAACCCGAATGGGTAGATGTGGACAGCGTTCTTTATCATCGACACAGAAAGGCGGGGAAGCCTGATTCGATCAAGGTCACGTACTACTGCGGGATGAGAAGCATAAACGAATGGCTCTGCCCTGATCATGGTGGCTATGCGGCCAGCAGATATCAGGCGCGGCGGTCACTGCTGGCCTCTGGCGCTGACACGACAGACGAGGCGATGGATGAATGTCACTTCTGGAACTGGCCCAGCCGCATTAAAATAAAACCCTCGACATACGATCCCAAATATTTTGAGGTTGTGCAGTTCGATTACACAAAAGTGGAGAGAAAAATTGAAAAGCAAGACGGGACATACGTTGATTGGGGTGTCGAAGACATACCGTTTTAAACATTCTGAACATAGCGAACAGGTGGGTTTTGTGAACTGGTTTCGCGCCAAATATCCAGACACGCTGATCTTTGCGATCCCAAACGGTGAGAAGAGATCGATTAGCGTGGCGACACGGCTGAAGGCCGAAGGGGTCACACGGGGCATACC